ACGAAACACAACTTGTAACCGAAACCAACATTTGTGGTGACTACGATGTGTATAGAGGAAAACACAACTTTGACATTTTCTTCTTAGGAGACAAAGAAACTGGTACATGGGAAGATTTAAGAAAAAGATTCCCTGAAGCAATAGCAGTTAAAACCTATCAAGACGCTATGAGATTAGCAGTAACAGATATGTTTTGGATTGTGTACGACGACCTAATTATAGACAACACATTTGAGTTTGATTACGAACCCGACGAGTGGAGTTTTAAATATCCTCACTTGTTTGGCAATGGAAAAAATGATAAGTTTGACGGTATTGCGCTAATGCCTAAAAGTTATATTCCAACAGACAAAGAACTTGAATATAGATTTCTAGCACAAAAGAAACAAGTAAAACAAGTAGCAAGTAAACCTAGAAATTACGAAACATTTTCTTTTGACACATATGAAGATTATGAATCAGCGTTAAAAACTTCAAAAACAGAATTGTTTTGGCATATTCCAACAGACGTAATAGTTGAAAAAGATTTTGACTTTTCAATTAATTTTGATTTTTATAACATGTTTGATAGAGATATTACACATGTTTTTAAAAACAAAGACTTGTATGACGGAATAGTATTGTTTTCTAAAAGAAGCCCTGTAACTAGAAAAGAGTTCGAACATCGGTTTTATATAGAAAAAAAAGAATGGGATGTAGTTGCATCGCACCCAAAATCCTATGATATATTCAACGTAGAAAATTATAATGATTATTTAGATGCACTAAACAAAACCACAACAGAACTATTTTGGGTATCAACAAATAACATATCTGTAGATCATGATTACATAAACAATTTTTACATAGATTGGCACAACCGAGTTGACCGTGAACAAACACACATATTTTTACATAAAGTAAACGACGAGTTATATAAAAATGGTTTAATGCTGTGCAGTAAACATAAAGTATTAACAGAAAAAGAAATCAAATATAGACACCCTGTTGAACGAAAAGAGTGGAACGACATTGTAAGTACACCGGTTGTTTACGACAAATTCAATGTAGAAAATTATAACGATTATTTAAATGCGTTCGATAATTCTAAAACTGAAATGTTTTGGATTTCAACCAAAAATATTGATACAACAATGTTTGATTTTTCTAGCATATATTTTACCCATGACAATGAATATGACAGAACAATAAATCATGCATTTATTCATAAAGTCAATGATGATGTTTACTACAACGGATTGATATTGTGCAGCAAACACTCGCCGCTAACGGAAAATGAAGTTAGCTATCGTTATCCAGTTAACAGAAAAGAATGGAACATTGTCGCATCTGTTCCTGTTAAGTATCCTGTATATAAAATTGACAGTTACAATGACTATTTAAAGGCTCAGAATGCAGAAGGTCCTGAGATGTTCTGGATGAGTAGCAGTAATATTTCACCCACAATTCCCGATTTGTATTTTGCTTACGAAAACGAATACGACAGAAAAACGCATCATAGTTTCATTCATCAAGTTGAAGGTAAAACTTATCGAAACGGTTTATTTTTAATTTCAAAACACAAGACTGTTACAGAAAAAGAAATAGAACACAGATTTATTGTTAACGCAAAAGAGTGGGACATAGTTGCAAGCAGTCCAGTTGTTTATGATAAGTTTTATATAGAAACATTTGACGATTATATCAGTGCGCTAGATAATACTAAAACTGAAATGTTTTGGGCGTTATCACACAACATTAAAATAAACGAAAACGAACTTGATAAAATTTATTTTACTCATGACAATGAATATGATAGAAAACAAAACCATGCATTTGCTCATGAAGACAACAACGAAATAAAATTTAACGGCGTGTTCTTATTAAGCAAACATAAGCCTATTACCGAAAAAGAAATAGAACACAGATTTGTTGTCAATGCAAAAGAATGGGATATTGTTGTATCTACAAACGGTCAATATGAAAAGTTTACAGTTAACAATTATAATGACTATTTAAATGCACTGGAAAATTCAAAAACAGAATTGTTCTGGGGCGTTCCTTCGGATGTAATTGTATTAAGTGATTTTAAATTTGATATGAATTTTAATCATTCAAACGAATATGATAGAAAAACAAATCATGTCATGTTTAACGGAGATTATAGAGACGGAATTGTTCTTTTTAGTAAACACGCTGTCGCAACACAAAAAGAAGTTGATACAAGATTTTATATAAACAAAAAAGATCATAATATTGTTGCATCGTATCCTAAGCCGTATGATTTCTTTTTTATCGACACGTATGATCAATATTTAGATGCTCTTGAAAAATCAACTACTGACATGTTTTGGATGGGCACACATAATATAAAAATTTCTGATACATTTAATTTAAACATGTATTTTAGTCATCACGAGACATTTGACAGAAACATAAATCACGTATTTAAACACAAGTGCGGTGACGAAATATCGTTTGATGGATTATTTTTGTGTACTAAAAAAATAGTGTTAACTGAAAAAGAAGTGGAACACAGATTAATTGCAAAACGAAAAGAATGGGATATAGTTGCAAGTGGTCCAGTTGTTTATGATAAGTTTATTATAAAGAATTACGCCGACTATTTAAATGCAGTCCAGAACTCAAAAACAGAAATGTTTTGGTCAATTCCTGATGATGTTGACATTGCAAATAATTTTAAATTTGATTTGTATTTTCCACACAACCAATGGTTTGAAAGAAGCATACACCACATATTTAAAAATGGAAGTGCATACGATGGCGTAGCATTAATGAGTAAAAAACTTCCAGCAATCGAACACGAAGTAACACATAGATTTTATTTAGAAAAGAAAGAATACGACATTGTAGCAAGCAATCCAAAAACTTATGACATTGTGTTTATAAGCAAAGACGAGGAACATGCAGATACAAATTATAATAAATTAAAAGAAAAGTTTCCTAGAGCAAAGCGTGTACACGGGGTTCACGGCATACACCAAGCACACATTGAAGCAGCACGACTTTGTTCGTCTGAAATGATCTGGGTTGTCGATGCCGATGCCGAGATTATTGATAATTTTAATTTCGATTACTATATTCCAACATACGACCCTGATAGTAAAAAAACAGTTCACGTTTGGAAATCACTAAATCCTATTAATAACTTAGTATACGGTTATGGTGCCGTAAAGTTGTTACCTAAAGAGCTAACACTAAACATGGACACAACTAAACCTGACATGACTACAAGTATATCTACATTGTTTAAGTCTATAAATCGTGTTTCCAATATTACTAAATTTAATACTGATCCTTTCAGTACTTGGAGAAGTGCGTTTAGAGAATGTGTAAAATTGTCATCGAAAACCATTGACGGACAACGAGACGAGGAAACTGATTTTAGATTAAACGTCTGGTGTACTCGTGGCAAGGATAAAGAATTTGGCGATTATTGTATTGCTGGTGCAAATGCAGGTAAGCAGTATGGTATCGACAATGTAGGCAACATTGAAGCGTTAAGAAAAATTAATGACTTTGATTGGCTAAAAGAACAGTTTACGAAATTAAATCAACAATCTTAAAAACTGTGTCTAATTTTTGCTGATTTGCTTTGCGTCTAAGAGTGTTAGCCAACCCAGTATGCAAGGGTTTTGGCCAACTTCCAAACTTAACCCAAGCATATCCGTCATGCTCGTTGTTTAAAGTAGGAAAAAATTCTTGGTCGATTACACACAAGTATGTGTGAAATTTAAAATGTTCATCGTTACTTATAAATGTTTCCAATGGAATAACTTTTTTAATATCGGGCATAATCCCTATTTCTTCAGTTATTTCTCGTTTTAACCCTTCCCACGGAGTTTCACGTTCTTCATTTGTACCGCCAACTAATCCCCAAACATTGTTTTGTTTAGATTGCGTTCTATGAAGTAATAAAAATCTATTAGTGGATAATGTATAAAACAGCGCACCAGAACAAACAATATTTTTCATACTAATAATTAGCGTTATGGAAATAGCGCCCACGATCCTTGTGAATATTCGCCTTCGAAACTTTTAGTCCAATATTCGCCAGTCCATTTATACTGACTTCCTGTTGCTAAATTAGTTATAAAAATCGGATCTGCATTTTCACTTGCATTGAAAATGATATTCCATTGATCGCCGTCCCACTCAATTATATCATTTTCGCCTGCCACCAGCTCGCCAAACGGACTGTTTGTACTCTTCCATCCATCTGCCCCATCGTCGTTGTTGTCGTTGCCTACTTTACTTAATATTAATAAACGTAACCCTACAACTAGTCTAGTAGTTGGGTTCCAGCGTAACGGATCAATAATGTAGTCCATGCTAGTATAACTGTTAGGATTTCTTGCACTGCTGGTCAACACAGTATTTGCAGGAAATGTATCTTCGTCCCATTCAACAATTAACTCTGTTGGGTCTAATGGATTAACAGTTATGTAGCCAATGATATACGTACCGTCTCCGTTTGAAATACGTATTTGACTTACACCAGGAGTATAACAGCCTGGCACTTGTGCAAATAATCCATCCCAATTTACAGTACCAACTTCTCCTTTGTCAATAACGTATGCTTTTCCGCTTTTGATATAAAGTCCTAGTCCTAGTATACCGATACTACCGTTTGCACTTCCTAATGCAGCAGGAACAAATGTTCTTTTAACGTTAAAGTCCATTTCTCCAGTTCCGGTATTTGGAAATTCACCCTTGTCAACTGTTGTTTCGACTGTTCCGTCTGCACCGACTGTTGCTATTTCTTCTCGCATGGTTAAATTATTATTTTCCAGCGCACCTTGTGCTGAGCTTATTCCTAAATCGATAGATCCGTTTGCTTCGTTAAATATGCTTGTAATAATATTTGTAATAACTCCTAGACGTTTTACCTTTGCCGGCGGAGATATGAATATAGGAGTACTGAATCCTAATGTAGCTATGTCTATCTCCGAGTCAACACCTACAGGAATACTTCTGCTGCTAAATGTAATACTTTCTAAATTTATCACGCTTAAACTAGTCCAGTCAACAAAGTTATCTGTTGTTTGTATTTCTAAGCTAGGATTAAACAACATTAATATTTGTTCTAGTATTTGTAGTTTCTGATCTGTATTAGTTGTCCATATATCAACACTTACTGCTAAATTGTAAGGAGTAGGCATTAAACGTTCGACTGTGTAATTTTTGCCTTGGGTATTTAAATACTCGTTTCCGTTAGTGTCGTATGCACGTTCTCTAATGTGAACTTTACTAACATATGATGAATCACTGGTTCTACTTCTGTCCATTTCTAACCCAGTAACGTAAACTGCCATGCGAGGAGCACTAGGTATTTTGTTTTCAGAATTATCTCTCATGATACTAGCAACTTGTCTAGTCAAGTCGCCGTATGTTACCGGAACTTGTCTTAAGTCGCCGTCTCCATCTTTGTATGAGAAGTTACTCATCATTCTAATAATTTGAGTTAAGTATCTTCTTATTTGTCCATCATAAAAATGCAAACTCATTGTTCTTTATCCATCCAAGCTCTTTTACACATTAATTATCTGCCTTTGGTCTAAGAGCCTTTGACAAACTCTGTCTTTCGTCGATTGTATCATCACATACAGTAGTTGTGTTGGTATTATTAATAAACGTACCCTTTTGTGTGTTTCTAGTTGACGTATTACTTAATGTTGTTCTTACGTTGTCTTCCATTTTTACCCATCGAGTTCCGTCAAACCTAAATAATCTGTTTGGCATAAAATCTAATCTTAAAAAATAATCACCCTTTGTAGAACTTAACGGAAAAGATATTCCGCTGCCAAATGCTTCGCCGTTTGGTGCTAATCCGTCGCCAAGCAAATATCCTGAGTATCCAGTTCTTTCGGGTGTTTGATTTACTCTATCTGCCATTTCATTTTGAGTCGAAGTATCAAGTGTTGTAAGATCTGCTGTAACTAATTCAGTTTGTCCGCTATCATTAACTTGCAATGTATAGAAATGACTGGTATCATATCCACTCTTTGCCGCATCTGCTTCTGCTTGTGCAATAACTGCGTTGTTGATTTGCATATCAATTTCAAACGTACTAAGTACATCTCTTAATGTATTTCCTGCTTCGTCGCCTGCAGGTAGGTCGAGTATATCTTTGTACTCTTGGCTGTCAATTATTTGTTTTAAT